GACGTGCCGTGATGAACTGGCACTACGTCAATGCCAAACTCCTCCTTGGCCGCCTGCGGCGATAGGCCGTAGACGTAGAGCGACCAGTCGATGCGTCGGAAGTCTGACGACCCGTACCCAAGGTATAGATTCTCTGGCGACTCAACAATGGAAACGCGAGGAATCTCAAGGTATGGATCCCAGTAGATCTTTGCTGCAGTGTGCCCGTAAAGGGACTTCAACGTACAAGCGTCCTCAAGCAAGAGGTCGAAATCATTTTCCTCCCACCAACGGAAGAAGAGCCGCTCACGCTCGGATGCGAGCGTACGCGACTCTGGGTCGGTGTTTGATGGGACGTAGTTAATGACTGGTCGAACAGCCTGCAGCGACGCAGGGATGTTGACATACGCGGGGTGCACGTTGACCGAGATGTGGGCGCGGCCAGCAAGGCGTGCGCTTGGATCTTCTGGCCAGTGGTCTGCACCGCCGAGCGTCATCGTCGTTGGGTGATAGAGATTGTCAAAGCGTCGGAACATCGAGCGCAGGCGTGCCTGCTCGGACTCCATGTCCGTACGGCGCATGAGCATCTGCTGGAACAACTTGACTTCGTCGACCGCCTCTGGGTCGAGGTTCATCAACTTCGCCTTGGTACGGACCATGTTGATTGCGGTCTCGTACTGCTCTGGGAGTTTGGCAGGAGCAGGCGCCTTCCTCTCAGTGACAGGGTCCTTGATGTCCGTGCCGAGCAACGGAATGTTAAGATCTGTAAACTTTACGCTGGTCTTGATTGCGCCACCACGGCGTACGCGCTGGTTCCTTGTCCCGCGAGGGGCCCTAGAAGTCCCGCCATTAGGCGTAGCAGGCTCGCTAAGCGACGTTACGAGCGGCTTGCCGCCTCCAAGGGGTTCAAAGAGTTGCTGGCCCTTAGAAATGCGCTTTGCCTTGTCGTAGGCCTTGCCGATGGCCTCAATCTGGGCAGGCGGCGCTACGGCGGGGTCGGTGGTGTATTGCCCAGGAATTCCCTTGGTATCCTGGAACGCACGTGGGATGCGACGAATCTTTGCCATTAATCAACTGCTCCGTAGTAGGAGAAGGTTGGGTTTTCTACTGCCTTCTCGGGATTCCTCAATGCGTGACGCACAGCAAGTGCGAGCGCCATGACTGCGTCTGTTTCCAGCTTCTTGTCATTGAGCTTGTACGCGAGGAGTTGCTTGCGCATCTCCATCCACGGGCCAATGCGTGGGAACGCGATTTGGCCTTTGTCGATAATTGACTTGAGATCATGTAGCATCTCAAGCTTCTTTGCCTTTGTTCCCCCGAAGTCCACCCCGCGAATCGGGCGGATCACGTTGAATTCTTGTTGGAACAACCGACCGCCCAGACCAGTGGAGTCAACGACGGTGGTGCAGAACGAGCGATCCTGATTATACAGTAGGTGGCTCTCCCTCACCATATTAACAACGGCAGGGATAGTTTGCTTCCCTCCTCGTCGTCGAGCTCGGACGCCGCGTAGATTTTGGCGATCTGAATAGTCAACCGTGACAGCCCACGTCGAGTCGGCAGCAATACCAGGGTCGACTCCTTGCACGTACCGTCGTCCGACAGCTGGCGCAACGTCATCGGTAAGATCATCTCTGAAACACTTGTCCACTGCGATTGCCGAGAAGAAAGACTCTCTAGCCTCAATGAACTCTCCATCAATGTTCTGCGGGATAAGGTACGCATCCTGCTGGCGTAGGATAGCATCAAATGTATCGGCTGACAAGCCGTACCCGACGTTATCCCTTGTCGATAGCCTGAAGCTCCTGAACTGCGGGTCCCTCATCGGGTTGTTCGGGTCTCCCCGATCCCACAGGTCCGCGTAGAAGTTCTGACCCTCCGTTGGTGTTCCGATGAAGTGTAAGGGCCCGCCAGTAGAGAGCCGCCGTAGGTTCAGCACCTCTTGGTAGATCAAGTCCAGATAGGGCTCGAACGCTGCCTCGTCGAAGGAAATTCCGTGCATGTCTTTCCCAAGCAGCGCCTTGGCCTTGTCTTGCGTTGTTCGGAAGTGAATGTTTGCCCCGCCGAACGTTGGGTGAATCTTGATCCACGGATACTCCCCTCGGTACTTCTTGTCGTATGTTGCGATTGCCCCGATCTCCTTCGTGAGCGGGCAACCGTTCCCCTTCTGGGCTGGATGAATACCCTCGAGCATAATCGAGAGCTCTCTGTAAACTAGTTCTGCTGTTTCCTGCTGGATGCCGATATGATACCACTCATACGGCTGACTCATCCAACGTCGAGCGTCGTTGTCAGATCCGTCGGGGGATTTAGACCCGAGCTTGTAGAAGGCATGATGAAAACAGACGACCGCCATCGCCAGCGTTTTCCCCGCACGATTTCCAGCGGAGACGACGGTCGTGAGATATCTCGGTCTCCACCCAGATTCATCTCGCTCTGCACAGGCTTTCCACCATTCGACCTGTCCAGGGTTTCCCTGGATGCCAAGCCACCTGCGAGCAAAGAACTCGACGTCAGTGCGGCCGAGAGCCAAATCGTGTGCAATAGATCCTTGCGTGAGGTCAACTCGCAACCCTCTTGTCCTTCCCCTTATTTCGTGCGCTGATCGCACGCGCTTTCGCCTTTGCGTCAGCCTTGCTGCTTGCTCCCCACGCCTGAAGGCTTAGGAGGAGTCTTGTCGGTCGGCCCTTCTCGTCTCGCTCTGGACCAGGCATTCCGCCCATCCGAGCAAGGAACGAAGCCCTTCGCGGGTTATCCCCGCTCTTAACTGGGGCCTTAAGCGTCCCGCCAGTCTGCGCCTTGTAGGAAGCACGGCCAGCGGCGTTTAGTCCGCCCTTTGGGTTCTGCCCAGCTTTACGCTGCCATGCTGCAGTTTTTGGCATTACTTCTTCTTGGCGGTCTTGGCTGAATCTTTAAAATCTTTGGCGGTAGGTGCACCCTTAGATCCTACCTTGCGCATCCTTTCGCCAGACCCAGCGGCAATGCGCTTCTTCTTGTCGTTAATGTTGGAGTAAAGTCCTCGCTTAACTGGTGGCATTACATCCCCTTCTTGCTTGTGCCCTTGACAGACTTTCCAGTTTTCTTGGCGTAGGCCTCAGCGGCCTTCTTGCCCTTATCGGTGTATGCGAATTCCTTCTTACCTACCTTTGGCATTATCGCGCTCCTTTCGTAAGCTTTGGTCGGAACTTAGGTGGCTTGCTCTTTGGCGTGCCAGTTGGCTTTGGCGGCCCCATCTTTGACCCAGGAACTGGTGTTTCTGGGCTGTCATAATAAGGATTTTGAACAAACGCAGGCGCCTCATAAAGAGGTCCACCGATTGGGCTTGGTCTAGGCCTGCTCCCAGCAGGTTGATCTGCTCGTGGAGTCTTAGTCATGCCAAACTTGCCAGATTGCATGTCCTTAAAAAAGTCCATCATGTCCTTGGCAATACCGCCACCAAGGCCAATGTCTGCCTTGCGGCCAAACGATGCTCGGCCGAACCCACGCTTGAATCCAGCCTTGCCGTACCCTGGTCCGCCAAATCGGGTTCCGCCGAATGTACCGCGCTTAGCCATTAAATGTCAAACTGCTTGTCAGCAGCCGCCTTCTCCTCTGGAGACTTTTCCTTTACACCGAACGCGGTGTTCTTCGGATCAAGATACTTCACAAGGATCTGGAGACCAGAGGCAAGACCCGCCGAGATAATCGTGCGGAAGTCGCCACCAGAAATGTCCAGAAGCGGGATACCAAGACCAAGGGCCACTGAGATTGAAACCGTTACAAATGTGCGGAGGAACTCAACGAGGGCCTCATCGATGCCAGTGTTGTCCTTGATGTCTTTAATCCATGCCTTAAAATCTGCGTACATGTTTACTCCTACTTCCATTCCACGATGACGACGTGCTTGTGTGCAGCGCCACCCGTGATCTTCTTCTTGCTCGCAGCAATTTGCTTGAGCTGCTCTTCGGTCACAACGACCCCGAACTTCTCCTTGCCCTTGCCTGAGCGCGTGGGGCAGGCCCACTGCCATCCGTCAACGGCGTCCCATGCGGCAGCGGTCATGTGGCCGTAGCCCTGGGAAATGTGCTTCTTGTCCTTCTTGAGCCAGTAGTTCTGCCACTTCTTGTGCCACTCACTAATCTCTACTGCAGGATAATCAACGGCTTGCTGGACCCAAACAATAAGGCTCGCTCCACGATGGGCCGATAGGACAACGTCGTCCCACGACTTGGCGTAGCGAGCCTTCGCCCCAAGTTCCTTTGCCGTCTTGATAAGATCCCCGAGTGACGAGCCGTTGTCGGACACGCCTTCCTTCTCCACGAATCCAGTCGCCTTCGCCTTGGCCTTGATGCCATCCCCAGCAGACGGATCAACCACATACTTGGATGCCCAAGCTACGGCCGCTGCCGTGCTGGACGGGCCGCAGTCGTCGAGAATGCCGCCCTTTTCCACGTGATCGAGTTGCGACTTGACCTTAAATTTCATGTTATTCCTTCCAGCGTAGTGGCCCTGTAACAAGCCATCCGATTGTTAGAATTACGAAAAGCGTTGCCATTGTGGTTTGAGTCTGCCCTTCTGGCAGTACAACGACTGCGAAAAGGAGTCCCAAGATTGTCCATGCTCCCCCGATTAAATCCAAAATAACGTTCTTAAACATTTTTAGTTCCTTTGCGACTGCTTCGGGGTTTGCCCATTCCGTCACTGCTTCCCCCGCCGCCGCCTCCCCCGCTACCGCTGGGCGTTCCGCCCATTGATCGGACCGCAGATGCTGCCGCTGAACTTGCAATTTGAGTTGCAATAACTGCTGCCGCTACTGGCTGCGCTTCTTCTTTCTCTTCTACGTCTAGGTCGTTACCAATCTCTGTAATAGCCGCAATGTTTTCAAATACCTCTACAACAGCCTCGGCAACCGCTTCAGCCGCTTCCCCAACCGCCTCAGCAACCGCCTCGACTGCTTCGTCTACGGTAGGCAGATCGGTGTCAGGATTATCAGTAGGCTCAGGGCTAGGCTCAGGCTCAGGGCTAGGCTCGTCAGTAGGAGCAGGAGTCGGCTCAGGTTCCTCTGAGGGTTCCTCCGACGGTTCGGGTTCGGCAGTCGGCTCTGGCTCATCTGTTGGCTCTGGCTCTACCGAGGGCTCAGGCTCTGGAGTCGATTCAGGAGTTGGATTAGGAACTGGCTCTGGCGTTGGCTCTTGACTCGGTTCAGGCGTCGGCTCAGGTGTTGGCGTCGGCGTCGGTTCGGGCGTAGGCTCTGGCGTTGGGCTCGGCTCTGGAGATGGATCAATTGATGGCTCCGAACTTGGCTCTGGCGTTGGAGTGGGCGCTGGCCCTACAACCCAGGTTGTGTTGCTAATCTGCAAGAACCCAGCTCCGCAGCATGAGTCCAGGGATAGGATGCGAAACCCAAAAATTCCACCAGCGGTAATGTATCCGCTGCTAGTTCCGCTTGCTTGCCGTGTGTGGTTTGCAAGATCTGTCCATACACCGTCCCAGATAACCTGCGGGCGGTCAAAATATGCGTTGTCTGTGGTCCAAAAGGTCCAATCAAAGCTCGCAGTCTCTCCAATCGATGAATCCGTCGTAATCCCAGTCGTCGTGTCTATCCACGGCTGGCCTGTCAATACGTTGTTTGACCCTTCGATAAGGATTTGCCCTTCGCTCAGCGTAATTGTCCCGTTCGCGTCGATCTGTTGGTCCCA